CCCGAGGTAGGCGTCAATCCTGCCGGCCGCCGATAGGGATACTGACGGCCCGACCCGTTTCGACCCTCCGGCCTCCGACGAGACGAGACGAACCGATCCGTCAGTCGCCGATGATGCCTCGGCGAGGTAGGCCCGGAAGGACCCGGTTCGGGTCTGCCTCGGGATCGAGGCCGAGACGACGTAGTCGGTCGAGGAGGTCGTAACCGTCCCGGAGGCGATGGTCCCGGCGACTGCGGTCAGGTCGGCCGCCGCGATAACCGGGGTTATCTTTGCCTCGCCGACCCTGACCCCTGCGATGACCCGGTTCCGAACCTTCGAGTCGACGTCCTTCACTTTTAGCCGGAGCCAGGGTGAGACGTCACCGACCCCTCCGGCGACGGTTTCCGAGACCCCGTAGGCGGCGGTCGTGGTCTTGTCGAGGTAGGTAGTCGTGAAAGGCGAGGAGCCCGTCGTGCCATAGGCGAAGGGATCGCAGATAGCCCGGATCGAGACGACCGGGCGGGCGATAAAGAACCCGAGGCCGTCCCCTGACATCTCCCGGGGGATCTCGGTCACCTCGGCCGCGAGGAGGATCAGGGAGTAGGAGTAGGTCGATCCGGCCGGCGTGTAGACCAATCGGACGAGGTCGAGGACCGGGTTCGTCGGGTTCGAGGCGGCGAGGCGTTCGGCGGATTCGAGGACCCGTTCGAGGTCCGCGATCGAGTTCAGGGCCGCGTTCATATTCGCGGCGTCGAGGAGGCGGACGGTCGCGGTGACCTCCCGGACGTCCCGAGGAGAGACCCGAGCAGGGAGTCCCCCGTCGGCGTCGAGGGAGGAGATCAGGTCCTCCCGGCGGGCAGGCTGCCCGATCGCGAGTGCTTCGAGTCCCCATTTCGTCCCGTTCAGGTCGATCGCCGAACCGGTCGGCGGGGTAAGGGTTAGGCCTTCGACTGCCATTAGTAGCGGACCCCCTGCGGAGTAGGCGTGGACGAGATTCGTTTCCCGACGATCTGGCCGGAGATGACATCGGAGAGGAGCCGGATCGCCTCGCGAGACGAGGTCGCCTGGACCCCCTTCGCGATCTCGTTCTGCTCCTGAATCGCGGCGGCGAGGTCGGCCATCGCCGAGGCAAGGTCGGCAGTTCCTCCGACTTCACCCTTCGCCTCCTTCGCCGAGGTGATCCCGGCCTCGGCGGTCGAGAGGTCACCGATCGCGGTCGACCGTCGGCCGGTGAGTTTCCGATACCGGGCGAGGTAGGCCCTGCCCTCTTTCCGGCGGTCTTTGTTCTTCGATTTAGCCTTCCGACGTGCGGCGGCGAGTTTCTTATCGGTGAACCCGGCGAGGGCGTTATTGGTCCGAGCGATTGTCCGGGCCGACCGGTTCGCGAGGCCCTTATAGAGACCGATCTGAGCATCTAGAACGGCCAGGTCATCCTTAGTCGTTGCGGTCCCGGCGGCGACTGCGAGATCCCGTTCGAGTAGGGCGATCTTGTCGTCGAAGGAAAGGGACCGGCGAACCGAGGCCGGGAGGTCGAGGTAGGAAAGGGCCGGGACTTTCGGCGTTCGGTCGTCGTTGTTTCCGCCACCCCCGGGAGCGTTGATCCCCCCGGCGGCTGCCTTCGTGAGACCGAGCGCCCGCTTACCGGCGGCCCTGGACCCTCCGACGTCACCGAGGCGGGCGAGTCGAACGGCCTTTCGTGCCGCCTTCTGCGCCTTGTTCAGTTTCCGACCGGTGCCTGCCTTGCCGCCGCGACTGCGGAACGCTGCCCGGAGGCCCGGGATTCGTCCGGCCTTTCGCTTCGCTGCGCCGAGGGCTCGACGCTGCGATTTGCCCGAGTAGAGGAGGTCGTAATAGAACGCCTCGTCGAACCGACCCGGGGAGAACCCGGAGTATCGGCCGTTCGAGTAGGCGACCCAGGCCCCTAGTCCCTGCGAGGCGAGGATCTCCTTCGCATAGAGGGCGTTCTGTATCGGGTTTAGCATCCCGGAGACGGGTTTCCCGTGTATGGAGTTGATCTGCCAGAGGCCGTAGTCGACCGACCCGTCCGAGTTCAGGCCGGCGTTGTTCAGATTCGCCCGCCCTCCGGACTCACCCTGCGCGATCTGCGCCATTAGGCCGGGGTTCGGCATCCCGACGGCGGCGGCGAGGGTATGGAGTTGGTTCGGCCCCCATCGCTTTTTTTTCTTCAGCGGTGAGTTCGAGGTGACCCGGCCACCCTTCCGCATCGCGAGGTGGACGTGGTCGTAGTGATCCGCGACGGCGTAGGGCGGGACTCGTCGGTAGTTGTCGATCGACCACCCGAGGGGCGAGTAGATCAGTTCGAGGAGTTTCGACTCGAACCGGGTCCCGACGTATTTCGCGAACCGATACATATCGGAGGCATCCCCGGCAAAGTCTCGGGCGCGGTTTACGCCGTGGAAACCGTCGTCCCCTGGCCGGTAGCCGGAGGACACCCGGAGGCCGAACTTTGCGGCGAGGCGCTCGGCCCCGGCGAGGTCGACGAGGGAGTTCCGGCGGATATAGGCGAGGGCCTCCTTGTGAACTACACCAAAACCTCGGTTGGCGACTCGACGCTGCCCGGGGATACCGCCGACCATCTGAGGCCGGACGATCCCGCCTGCCGCGAAGTGCGGAGCCTGATCCCGTAGGGCCTGCGACTCCGACGCGCCCATCGCGAGGCGGGCCTGACCGTCGGCGGTGAATACCTTCGACCCGACCGGGAGGTTCATCAGGACCGAGTCGCGGGGTTCGGGTTTGCCCGGGACCATTACCTCCCGGCCCCGGTAGGTAATCATTTCGCCCGGGGAGACGGCGGCCATTACCGATCGACCAGTAGATCCCGTGATCGAACCGCCTCGACGGTTTCCTCCGATGACCTCGTTCGGCGCATCGCTTTTTAGGATCGTGATCGAGGTCCCGGTCTTTTTCAGCATCCGGTCCAGGGCTCGGACGTAGGCCTCGGACATCCCCTTAGAGTTGAGAACGATCCCGGAGCGAAGTTTCGCGACGTCGCGTTTCAGGGATAGGGTCCGGCCGCTGATTCGCTGGAGGGAGTTAGCGAACTTCGGGCCGACCTTCTGCCCCGCTTCCAGGTAGGAAAGGTTCAGGTTTCGCTGCCCCTTGTTGACGGCCTTCGTAATCCGGATGTATTCGCGGTTTTGTTCGAGGTTCGCCTTTCCGTCGTTGACGAGTCCGGCCAGTCGGCGCTGCTTCGATCGCAGGGTGAATAGTTCGAGTTTCTGATCCTTCACCGAGGCCCGGAGATCATTTTTTGTTGCCTTCCGGAGTGCGCCATAGGTTCGTTCGGCGGTCTTCACCCGCTCGGTCTCGTTCGCGACCCTGCGCCTCGCGTTTGCCAGTCGGCGGGCGGCGCTGATTGCCTCCTCGGAGGACGGGCCAAACTGAGCCCGGGCTCGGGCTAGTTTGCGTTCGGCATCCCGGACCCGATCGGTTGCGTTCTTCTGTCGTTTCCGAGAGTCGGCGAGGAAACCGGACGCCGAGGCGAGCTGCCGGTAGGCGGCCTGCTCCCGACCGGCGGCGGCCGTCAGGCGGCCGATACTCGCCGTGATCCGTTCGCGCATTTTCGGGGCCTCCCGCTCGGCCCCGCCGACGATGTCCTGAATCATCCCGGCCCCGATCGCGCCGAGGCCTGCGCCGATAGCGATACCGGCCGGACCGAAGACGGCTCCGAGGGCTCCGCCGATTAGGGCTCCTCCGCCCTTTACGGCCGCGCCCTTCATATCCCCGGCGATAGCGGTAAGGAGAATGTCGCCGATTGCGAGGGCGGCCATAACCGGAGGGATCGCCCGGGCGAGGGATTTCCCGAGGCCTCCGGCGATCGAGGTCCCGAGGGCCGCGCTACTCGCCATCGCCCCGAACCCGGCGGCCCGGGCGTTCTTGTAGGCGTAGACGTTCGTCATCGCCGCCGCCTGACCCTTTGCGAATAGGGCTCCGGCCGCTGCCCCGGCGGTGATGATCGCCCGGGGTCCGCCCATCGCTCGGATGAAGAACGCGGAGATCGCGACCTTTCCGAGGATGCCGGTTTCGAGGAAACCCTTCGCGATCCCCTGCGCCAGGGCGACCCCGATCTCGCCGGCCGACTGCGCCACGATCGGGACGAGGTCGCCGATGATCGAGATAACCCGATCGCGGAGACGCTCGAACTCCTGCCGGAGCCGGTCTAGTTTCTGCGCCTTAGTGAGGGAAGGGTCATTCAGAACCGCTGCGAACTGACCGAGGCCTTCGATTGCCTCGGTTATCGCGGGCGTCGCGAAACGTGCGAACGCGATCTGAAGTCCCATAATGGCAACGCGGCCCCGCCGCTGCGCCGTTGTGAAGTTCATCATCGCGTCGACGGTCCCCTTCCCCATCGTCGCGCCGAACTCGTCCGCCCATTTCAGTTGTTCCTGGAGGCCCTTCGACCCCTCGGTAAACAAAGGAAGGAGGTCGCGGTAGCCACGGCCGAGCAGTTTCGCGGCCGAGGCCTGCCTCGTCGAGGAGCCTTCCGCGTCCCCGAGGGCGTCGGCGACGAGGAGGATCTGTTTCTGGAAGTTCCCGCCGGTTGCGGTCAGCTCCTTCTGCGAGATCCCGAGGGCCTGGAATGGCCGGAGTGCGGATTCGGTTCCCGTCCGGGTCCCGTCGATCGCCCGGGAAAGGGCGGTGAAGGACATCGTGAGGGTCTTCGAGTCGATCCCCCGGGCGCGGGTGACCGCCGCCCACTTCGAGGCCTCGGTCGTTGCGAGCCCGAGGTTTCGGTTCAGGCCCGAGGTCGCGAGGGCGAGTTCCTGCGTCGTGGTGATCGCCTGTTTTGCCTGCGCGATGGAGATGTAAGCGGCGGCGGCCCCGCCCGCTGCGAGGGCGGCCCCCCGGAGTGCCGACCCGAGGCCGGCCGTCGCCCGGGCCGACCGGTTCGAGGCCTTCCCGAACCGGTCGGTCTCCTTCGTCGCCTTCTGAAACCCGGACCGCAGGCCGCCGGTATCGACGAGGAAGGAAACCCTGAGTTGTGAGCCGGTGTTCCTCGCCACTAGGCCGCTACCTTTCCGAGAGTTCCCGCCGGATACCGGCGATCAGTAGATCCACTTCCCATATCGGGAGGTTTTCGACCTCGTAAACCGAGAGGCCGCAATACCGGCGGAGGAGATAAAACTCGTCCTCCTCCGCCCTTGTCAGGAAGGGCGCTCGGCCCTTTGGTCGGCGATGATCTCGAACATCCGTTCGAGGTGAGCGATCCCGATCTTCTCCTCTTTGTAGAGGTTCTTCACGACGGTTTTCGCTCGGGTCTTTTTGCCATCCTCGCCCGGGATCGGGTCGAGTTGGAGGTCGAGGATTCCGGCGAGGGCGTCGAAGACGGTGTCCTCGTCGGCGTCGTCGGGAATGTCCTCGACCGCTTTCAGGGCGTCGATGATCTTTCGCTCGACGGCCCTGGTCGGTTGGACGACTGCGAACTTCGCCCCCCATAGGTCGACTTCGATCGACTCGAATAGATCGGTCGCGGCGTTGATGGTCTTCATCGCTTCTCCTTCGGTCGGCAGTTATCGGCAGTTCGCGACCCGCCCGGTCCTGCCGAAGACGACCGGACGGGCCACGTTTAGAAAGTTCGGGTCAGTTCGAGGACCGGATGACCTTCCCGCCGCCCCATCGGGACTGTCGGACGGTCGGGCCGGTGTCGATCCCGTTCGCCTTCGCGGTCTTGTTGACGAGGTTCGCGAGGTCGTAGCCGAGGGAGTTCCGGTAGAAGTAGACGGCGTTCCCGATCATCTGAGACTTCGGGATCGCGATCGGGACTCCCTGCGGTTGGATCTGCGAGTTCGCCTGACCGGAGGCGCCCCATTCGTGCGCCCGGGCATAGACGAGGTTTGAGTAGACCGAGGCCTGCGTCTTCGTGACCGAGTGTTTGATCGACTTCCGCAGGGCGCCGGTCTGAACCGGAGCGCGGCTCCGGGCTCGATCCCTGGCCCTCGTTCCATAGGTCCGCAGGGTCCGGGCGAACTCCTTCTCGGCGTCCGGGGATACCTCTCGGAGTGCCTTCCGGAACGCGGAGAGACCCTCGATCTGAATCGCGAGGTCTTTCCGCGTCCCGGAAAGTGTTCCGGCCGAGCCTGCCTGCCGCCGATAGACGGATGAAGGCTGCCGGGGGACTGCCATCCTTAGAGGGAGGTGTCCGTGTTCTTGTTGACGATCGTCAGCGGCGCGTCGGTCCCGTTCCAGAGGGCGCGGAACTCGACGTCGGAGGTGACGAGGTCGGGTCCGGCGACGACCGGGTTCGAGGAGACCTGCTTCGCGGCCGGGACGGTGATCGTGGTCGAGTAGTAGTGCGTCGACTCGATCAGGGCGTTCTGCGCCGTGGCGACTAGGGCGACGACCGACTCGTTCCTGAACCGGTTGTGATCGGCGAGGGATGCGAACTCCAGGGTCGCGGAGACCGCGATCTCCGACTGCGCGTTCAGGAGCGGCTCGTCCTTCACGCCGGAGTTCCCGAGGTGGTAGCGGTCGACCGCCATCCCGAGGGGGACGGTGATCGTCAGGGACCGGACGTTCGCGGCGGCGCTGCCGCCGACCGTGATTGACCAGTTCTTGAACCCGTAGGGCTTCGCCGAGGCGGAGTAGGTCGGGGTCGCGAGGGTCTGGTCGGTCTTCTCATCCCGGGCGTCAACCGAGAGGGAGAGGGTCGCGGCCTCGCCTGCCTCGACTGCGATCGTGGCCTCGGTGATCTTCGCGCCGAGGTAGTCGAACGGGCGGACGGTCCCGGAGGTGTCCGGACGGCCGACCTGAATCGAAACCGACTTACCGACGGGGGAGGTGAGTCCGATCGGGAAGGTCTGAGTCCGGGCGTTCGTCGCGCCTGCCGGCGTTGCCGGGGTCACGGTCGAACCGGTCAGGAGGTTCAGGATCTTCCCCATCCCGCGATCGTGGAGGAGCATCTCGATCGAACCCTCCACCGAGCGAGTCGAGGAGACGTGGTAGCCCTCGGGCTGGACCATTACCCCACTCATAAGCGGCTGGTTGGCGATGTATTCCTGAGTCAGGGAGAGGGACTCCGACTCGAACGGGAGGAAGGTCGACGGTGCGACCCTGGTCCCGTATGTGCTTTCGACTCCGACGCCGAGCTGCGCGTCGAGTCCTGATCCGTGAGCCATTAGTTGGACTCCTTCTTCTTAGTCGTTGACTTTGCGGTTTCCCATCCCTGCTCGACGAGTTTCTCGCCGACCTCGGTAGGGACTTCGACGGTTTCCCCGCGCTCGACCTTTACGCCGATCTCGGCGATCAGGAGGCAGTCGGGGCCGTCCGTGTAGCGAACCTTCACGGCCGCTCCTTTCGTTTAGATCCGGGCAGTCCCGGCGAGGGTGACCCTGATCCGGGCTCCCTGCTTTTTGTCAGTCTGGAAAAACTCCCGGGCGCCCTTCTCGAACCGGGAGTCGAAGGCGATCGAGTCGAGGTCGTCGTCCTCCCGGATGGCAGCCTCGACGAGGGCGAATATCTCCCACGCTCGATCGGAGGCGGGGCGCATATCCCGACCCGATGGCCGGAGAACTTCCACGATCATTTCCACCCTGAATCGTTCCTCCAGGGGGACGGGGTTCGGGCCGAGTAGCCGGTAGTCCCGATCGAACTCCGAGGAGAAGATCGCGACGAGTTCTGGGGCCTCGGCGTAGCCGACCACGACCCGGACCTTTTCATCGGCCAGGGCGTCGGAGATCCGGTCGAACAGTCGGGCCTCCACCTCGGGGAGTGCGGTCACTAGACCACGTCCCCGGCGTAGGAATAGTCGGAGACGATCTGATTCACCTCGGGGATCGGGAAGATCGCGCCCCGGACCCCCGGGGTGACGAGGGACCAGGAGGCCATTTCGGTTGACTTCGAGGTGGCCCGTTCGTCGATGTCGGTCGGGTCGATCGTCAGGTAATGACGGGTCAGTAGCAGGACCGCCCGCTTTATCGGGAGGGGGGTCGTCTCGTAGCCGTGGCGATAGAGGATCGAGTGATCCCCGTCGTCGAGGGGTATCCGTCCCTCGGGGTAGGGACCGGAGACGGCCGAGACGTTGTCGATTTTCAGGACCTCGATGACCCGGGGCCGGGATAGCAGGGCGAACCCGTCCCGGCCGGTCGCGATCTCGACCTCCTCCCGCTCGACGAAGGCGACGCCGCAGGCGTCCTCGATCCGGGCGATGGCATAGTCGCGGGTGTCCTCGACCTTGTCGGTGTCGAGGTCCAGGAGGCCGACGTCGGAGACGAAGTCCTCCACCTCGGCGACGGTGACGAGGGCCGGAGGGGTCCAGTTCGTCGGTGTCGAGGGGGTCGGGGTCATTCTGCCTTCTTCTTTGCGGGGGCCTTACGGGTGGAGGCCCGCTTCGCAGGGGTCGACCCGACGGGCTCGGCGAACCCGGCCTCGACGAGTGCCTTAGCCTCGTCGGTGTCGAGGTCGATCTCCTCGCCTGCGTGATAGTTCCGGTCGGCAGTTCCGAACCCGGTCGTCATTCTGACCTTCATCGGGGGTCCTTTCGGGGGGAAGTTTCAGGGGCCGGAAACCGGCGGGGGGCCGAAACCCCCCGCCTGAATCCGTGAGTCCGTTAGAGGCGGACTAGGCCTTGATCGCGAGGACCTTCGAGGCCTCGGAGTCCCGGAGGTCTCCGTCGGTGCGGAGGCTCGTCCGGAAACCGATCCGGCCCGAGGCGGCGTAAAGTTCCGATAGGATCTTCACGGTCACGCCTTCGACGTCACGGATGACGTAGGCCTTTTCGATGTCGCCGAAGACGATGACCTTCTTCGTCGCGGCGACGGTGTCGATCGACGGGTCGGTGTAGACCGGCCGGCCGAGCAGGGTATCCGGCGATCCGGCCTGAAGACCGGGCTGCCAGATGTATTGGTCGTCCTGGTCCTGGAACTTCCGGACGATCTTGACCGTCGCGTCGTTCATCAGCCAGGAGGCGTTAGCCCTGTAAGGGGCCTTCACCGAGTGCTGGAGGTCGATCAGTTCATCGGCGGTGAAACCGGTGTTGACTGCCGACGTGACTCCGACGGTCGCCTTGTTGACGAGTCCGCGCGGCTTGTCGGTGGCATTGCTGGCCCCGGTTGCGAAGGCCTCCCCGGTCTTCAGACCGAGCGCCTCGCCGTGGTCCTTTGCGAGCCAGGAGAGGAGGTCGAACGCCGAGTCGGTAATCAGCTCGTCAGAGATCTGCGAGATGACGCCGACCTTGTAGGCGTTCAGCACGACCTGCCCGAAGGTGCCTTCGGACTGCGTGTAGTTGGCCTCCTCCGCCGTCCACGCGGCGGTCGAGTTGGTCGCGACGGTCGGGATGGTCACCTGACCGTTGTCACCGGTGACGATGTGAGTCGCCAGGGCGTTTATAACCCCGAACTCCCTCATCGACTCGATGATCTGCCGCTCGAAGGCGTCCGGGACGGTGTAACCGCCCTCGGAGTCGGTGCCGACCTGAAGGGCGGCCCGCTCGTCGCGGTCGAGACGGGACAGGTCGCCCTTGTTGCGGAGGACCTTCTCGAAGGCGCGGCGCTCGATCTCCCGAACCTCGGCGGGGTCGGCGGAGATGGCGTCGTCCTCGACGGTGTCGGTCAGGGCCGGGTTCTCGCGCTGCGAGTCGACGGCGTAACCTTCCATCTTTTCGAGGCGGTCGATCCTGCCGGAGATGGCGTCGAAGTCAGACTCCCGGCGCTCGAACTCCTGAACCTCGTCGGAGGTGAGGTCGCGGTCAGCGGCCTCGGCGGTGGACTGGATGCTCCGCATCTCGTCCAGGAGGCCCTTCCGCCTAGCGCGGAGGTCCTCGATGATAGAAACGCTCATTTCGCGTTTCTCCTTTCGTGTTGTTGGTCGTTAGGCCCTGGCCCTATGTGCCAGGAGCCGGAGTCGGCGAGCGGCGGCCTCGGTCGTAAGACCGGCTCCGTCGTCGTCGGTTTCCTCGACCGTTGCCTGCTCGTCGGTCTCGACGGGCTCGACGACGGGCTCCGGAGCATCGGCCACGTCGTCGCCATCGGTCGAACCGGGCGTCGGTGAGTCGGAGCGGAGGGCGGAGATCGCCTCCCACTCCTCGTCCGAGAGGTGTTCCCCTCGGGTAAGTCTGGAGATGGCCCGGAGGCCGGCGTCGGTTGCCGGGTATGCCGGGTAGGTGACGGGCGAGACGTCGAACAGAGACCCGAACCGCCGGATGGTCCGCATCAGGACCCCGTCGGTCCCCTCGGTCCACTCGTCCTCGACGTCGGACCCGAAGGCGAAACTCATCTGCGTCACGTTGCCTTCTTCGAGGTTGATCCGCAGGTCCCGGGCGTAGGAGAGGTCGGACCGGATCAGCGCCCGAACCTGGAGGCCCGTCGGGTCCTCGTTCAGGGTCAGGGCGTCACCCCGGGCGAGGGGCATATTCGGGTCGTGGTTGACGAGCAGGCGGACGTCCTGATCGAGGACGTTCCGGAACGCTCCCCGCTTTATCGTCTCCCTGAATCCCCCGAGGTTCTCGGAGGGGGAGTCGAAGACGGCGGCGTGACCGACGAACTCGAACCGCTCGGCCCCGGTGTCGGGGTCGGGTGCGGCGTCGCGAAGTTCGAGGCCCCGGATCTCGGCGAGGCCGACCGGGGCGGGCGGGTTATGCGGAGGGGTCATTACTGTTTTCTCCAATCTGAGGAAGGTCGAGGGTCGGGAGGTTTTCGCGGGTGCGGACCTCGTCGATCGTCATAAACCCGGACTCGATCGCGACCCGATAGGCCTCGAACCGGGTTTTGGTATCGGCCCGGAGGAGCCCCTCGACGAGGAACTCCGGTTCGTAGCCGGGGGGAAGAATCTCGGGATCTCGGCGAAGGGAGGCCTCGATCCGTTTCAGCCATCGGGCGAGGCAATAGGTGACGAAGTCCTGCCCCTGCTGCTCGGTCGTCGAATAGGTCAGGGAGTCGCCCGACTTCGCGCCTAGTTTCGACGGGGGAAGGTTAAACATTTGCGCGATTCGGAGGTCGGAGAACTGCTGCTGCTCGACGAACTGCGCGTCGGCCAGGGGCATAGTCCACCGCTCGACCTCGATACCTTCCTCGAGGACGGCGGTCCCGCCGGACCCGACGGAGTCCCACGACGCTTTTAGGCGACGAGCTGCCTCGGTGGAAAGGTGCTGCGGGTGCCGGAGGATGACCGACGGCCGGCCGCCGTCGTTTAGGAACTCGGCGACGAACCCCTGCTGCGCTAGGGCGTTAGCGATCGCCTGTTTGTTGACCTGGACCGGTGAATACCCGAGGAGCCCGTCTTCGGATAGGCCGCGAATATGGAGAATGTCGTCCTCGTAGAACGGGCGGCCCTCGACGAAGAACGTCCGGACCCCGTCGATCCGTGAGACGGTGACCCGGCGCGGGGAGATCGGCCAGAGTTCGGAGACCCCGAGGGGTCCCTGTTTTTTGTAGAGGAAGGCGTTCCCCCATAGGAGGAGGTGCGAGGTCACGATCTCCCATACCTCGTCGGCTGCCATCTCCGGGTTCGGCTGCCGGTGGAGGAGGTCGGCTCGGAGGTCGGTTACCCGTTCGTCGTTCGCATAGACGACCAGGGGCAGGGTCGCGACGGCCCCGGAGATCAGGGAGACGGCCGAGTAGATCGGGACCAGGCCGAGGGCCGAGTCGACGGTGACCGGTTTCCCGATCAGTTTCCCGCCCGGGTTCAGGGCCTCGATCAGCCACGTCGGGGGGGCCGTAATCGACCCTGACCGCGTTTCGCCGCGAATACGACCGAGGAGACTCATTCGGTCTCACCGAGCCGGAGGGCGACGCCTGCCGCGATGACACCGGCCACGATCAGGGCCGCCGGGGGATAGATGAGGGCGGTGCCGGCGACGATCGCCGCGAGGCCGAGTAGGAAGATGAAGGTCATAAGACGACGAGTTCCCTTTCCTCGTAAACCGAGGGTCCGGCGGCCGGGGCCGCTATTTGTGAGACGGCGATCGCCAGGGCGATGACGCCGTCGTTCGGGACCGACCGCTTCGACGACTTCCCGAACCGCCACGACTCGCCGACGGTTTTCGGGACGGCCGATAGGACGTGCCGGTTCAGTTCTGAATGGTCCGGATGCCGGATCGCCCGATTCGCGATCGCGGTCGTTAGGCGTTGCGCCGCGAGTGCCATCGGGCGCGGTTGCTGCGAGTAGATCGTTACGTCGAGACCGAGGTCATTCTCGATCCGGTCGGCGACGAGTTCCCCGCCTGCGTTCGGGTCGATTACGACGGTCAGACCCGGGTATCGGGCCGAGTAGTTCTCGATCGCCTGAAGGATCTCCTGAAAGGACACCGAGCCGCCTTCCGGAGGGTGGAGGATGGTCGGGTATCCGATAATCATCGGGTCGTCGTCGGAGGCCTGCCATACCGGGACGAGGGCGGTCGTGTCACGCCGGAGTCCGATGTCGACCCCGAGGAATACCCCGTCGGAGCCGGCCGGGATCTCGGCGTCGTGATCGGCGCAGGCCGCCCACTCGGTGTCCGAGATCGCGGTGTCCTCGCCGTAGACCCATACCCCGCAGGCGAACCGCGCCCACTCCCACGATCGCATAGTCGGGGAGGAGTGCCGCTTCCCGAGTTCGTCGACGGTCTGCCAGGAGGCCGGGTTAGCGGTCTTCACTAGGTCCAGGTCGTCGCGATCGTCCTCCTGTTCGAGGGCGTATTCGTGAAAGGAAAGGGCGTCGGATCGGGCGTAGTGATAGGCGCCGTCCTTAGTGAATCCCGGCAGGGCTCGGGCCGAGGCCCGGGTTTTTCCGAGGGGCGAGTCGAGGTCGTCGCCCGCCGTCGAGATCGTGACCATTTGCCCGGACCGGGGGCCGAGGCCGTCCCGGAATACGGCGTAGAGGTCGCCGGTCTTATGGCGATGAAGTTCGTCGATCAGGGCGAGGGTCGGGATGACCCCGTCGGCCGTGTTCGCATCGGCGGCGAGGACCTTTATAAACCCCGAGTCGGCCCGGTTCAGAATCCGCAGATACCCGGCCTGGACCTTCACCTGCTCGGCCACCCATTCGGACCGACGGATCAGGCCGGCGGCCTCGTCGTAGAGAATCCGGGCCTGCTCCCGGGACGAGGCTCCGACGTAGCAGGCGGCGTCCGGGGTCGTGAGTAGATGATAGGTCGCGAGGGCGGCGAGGAGTGTCGTCTTCCCGTTCTTCTTCGGGATCAGGATCAGGGTTTCCCGGACCCCCTCGAAGTAGTCGGAGAGGAGCTGCCGCTGAAAGTCTTCGATCTCTAACGGGGTCCGGTCGGGTAGCACCATCTCCCGGCAGAACCGCTCGAAGGTCGCGAGTTCAGGCGGTCGTTTTCCGTTTCCGGATTGCGGCGAGTTCGTCCTCGACCCGGTCGACCGGGGCCGTTTCCTTTTCGGTGGTGTCTTCGGAGTTCGGTCGGGCAACGTCGAGGACTCCTAACTTCGTCGCGATTGCGAGGGCGGTCGATTCGCATCGGGCCGCTATCCGAAAACCGGGATGCTCGACCAACTGCCCCCGGGAGCCGGTCTGAATCGGGTCCTTCGTGGCATCGGTCAGGGCGCGGTCGGCCTCGATCAGGTTCAGGACGAGGCGATCGGTGAGTTCGGTTTCGAGGCGGGTCGGTTCGCCGAGGCGGGCGAGGATCTCGGAGCGGGTCGCCCTCCACCTCGACCGGGCCGGGATCGCCTTCGGGACCCTCGGGGCCGATTTCCGCCCTGACTTTTTCTGCGAGGGGGTCATTTCCGGGCCTCCGGGGTTTCAGCATTTGGCTCTACACGCGGGATTCAGAGACCCGATTTTTTTTATATCACCA